GTCTATCTGTTTTTCTTTTGTCTTGTCTAAGACATTATAAACTTTTTCTATCTTTTCTTTAAGAGAAGTGTCTTCTGATATTTGCTTGCTGTTCTTCACCTTAATGAGTCTCTCTTTAAGGGATCCAACTTCCTCATTAAGATATACTTTCAACTCAAGACCGTTATCAACGAAAGAAGAAATATAATTATTGAGAAGCTTTTTTTGGCTTTCGTTCAATTTATTTGAATACTCTTCATTAAAGTTTAATGCAAATGATCCATAAACCAGAGAGTCAATCGGCTGTTGAGATTCCTGCTCTACGATTACCGATGCGGACATCTGATCTATTATGTTTTCTTCTAATAGAACCCTATCCTTTACAGGAAGAGCATCTTGAAAGATAGAATAAACGGATGCTATGGTTTTATAGTTTGGAACAAAGTTATTGTACACCTTGTTTGAAAGTGTTCTGTTTATTTTATTTATGAGAGCGCTCTGTTCTTGAAAGAGTCTCTTTTTATCAAGAGAATCATGCTCCTCTTTAACTTGTAGTACTATCTTCTCTGCGGTGGTCTTTTCTATATCTCTAGTTTCGTAAATCGACCTATAAAGATCCAGTTCTCTTTTTAAGACAGACTGTCCTGAAAAGTGATCCTTTATAATAGAAACAATTTTGTTTTGTTTATTCTTGTTGTTTTTTACAACAGATTCAGTTAACTCTCTCACAAGTGCTTCATAAACAAATGCTGTGTTTCTTTTCTTATTATGTTTCAGTCTCATTATCTTTTTCCCTCGCTTTTAAGCTTTCAAAGAGAGCTTGTATCTCTTTTTGTTCTTTGAGTATTTTTCTTTCCTCTACTTTATAATTAGTACTTTGTGATTCATAAATACTGGTTGCTTTTGCCAAACCTGTAAGTTCACTATATCCTGGATACAACTTTCTTGTTGTTCCAGTCTCCGGTGAAGCAGCACGGTTCATATTCTTTTTTCTTGGACCAGAAGTTTTTCTTCGGTCGCCGCCGGCCTTAGTTGATCGTGGCTCGTACCAGCCATGGGATTTTTCTGTAGTTGTTCTCCCCTTAGAATCTTCTCTTTTACCTGGAGGTGCTGCTAGTAAATCACCTTCTTCCGGACCGGCTCCGGCGTCGGCACCAGCATCACCGCCTGCGCCGAGGTCGGCGCCGAGGTCTGCACCAAGTTCTGGTTCTGCGCCGACAGCTCCTACACCGCCAGCTTCGCCGCCGGCGTCACCGACGTCTAGATTATCTACGCCTGCGTCGAGGCCAGCAGTCATCTCTGCCTGCTCAGCTTCACCAACGGTCTCTAAGGCTGCCTCGAATCTCTTATCATAAAACATCTCTCTTCTATTTCTAACGAAATCATCATCCGACATTCCAAATAGTGTCTTGGCTAGCCACTGTTTTGAGAAGAACCCTTCTGTTGCTGCGCCGACAATATCAAATCTTGTCTTCCAATGTTCAAGTTCCTGCATCTCTGCAATTTTTGATGGGTTGTTTAAACGACAAGAGAAAGAAACCAAATCCTCCTCCCTGTAACCAAGTGTATACAAGTGAATGATTCCAATTTTCTCCAACTCTGTAATGATAGATCTTTGTAGCCTTTGAACAGTCCTGGCAAATCGTATGTCTTTTTGGGCTAACGTTGTTTTGTCTTCTACTGCTTTTTCTCCATCGGATGAAATATAAGCTGAAGGGATCTTCAAAGCTGAAAAGAGTTTATCTCTTAGGTATTTGACATCATCGATATCTCCTGTATATTTGCCTCCCGCTACTGATTCGATCTTTGTGTTGCTTTGGCCGCGGACAGGTATAAAATAATCTTCTTCTACAGATAAAGGATTATATCTTAAATCAACCCTTCCTGTGTTTGCATCAACAACCTGATTTCTTTTCATAGTGGTCATAACTTTCTGCATATACTGTTCAACATCCTGTGGTGGTACATTACCAACATCTATATAAAATGCGCGCCGCTCAGGAGATCTGGTAATTCTATATGCCATCATTGCATCTTCGATCAGGGTTAATTGTCGCCAGATGCGTCGGGCAGGTTCCAGTACAGAAGTTCCATAAGGGTTGTACTTGTCTTGTCCTAAAATACGAAAGTGTCCAACTTGCCAGTTTTCAAATGTAAGTCCGGCGGAGTTCCACTGATATTGGACATAATTTGGATTACCTTTATCTTCTCCCTCCATTCTTTCCAATTCTTGAGTCGGCAAGCCAATAACTGATGTAACGCCCAATTGGTCATCGATATCCAGATAAAGAAAAAAGTCTCCATATTTGCACATAGTTCTACACCATGAAAATAGATTATGCTGAAGATTTAGAACATTTGTATAGAGTGACTCTAATATTGCTTTTATCTCTTCATTTTCACACTCAACATGCAACATGGGAGACAACGAAGAATACGTTGTCATCTCATCGGCATATATATCCAGAGATGAAGCTATCTCTGGAGTGTATTCCATCTGATCAAAATCTACATATCTTTCAGTTCTCTGTTGACTTGCCATGTAAGAAGACTGCAAATTATCATATGGATTGTACGCAGTCTTTTTAAAGTCCTTGCCAGAGGCTGAGGTAAACTTATTTGCATACTTATCAAGATCTATTCTTCTAAGTCTATGATTATTTTGTGTTCTGTATTGTGTTAAAGGTCCTGACAATAATCTTGTCAGTCTTCTAAACAATAAACTTTGTGGGTTTCTTGTATTGTTTTTGTTCTTTTTGTTTCCAGCCATTTTTTATCCTTTAAACAACCATGGAAAATCGGTTGCTACCTTATGATGTTTACTCATAGCATCATTCATTTGTATTTTTTGAGTACCTACCATTCCTTTAATTCTAGTGTCTAGATCGTTAGTGTTCTTTGTTATCGCGCCGATAAAAGCTTTAGCATACTCAGCATCTCGTTGATTTACTGAAAGTGCAGTGTCTCTTACCCAACACCCTACGGCACAGGCCATTATCAAATCATCGTTATAAGATCTCATACACTCTGCTCTGCCATTATTCCAAACAAAAGTTTTCATTTCAGACATTAGTCTAGAAGAATATATCTTAATTAGATTGTTTCTAACGAATTCTTCCATCTTAGCGACGATTAACGGTCTTGTCTTTGAAGTGGTGGAAAACCCGGGGACCGCATTTGACATTTGGTCAGCCTGATATTCTTCCACGAACTCGTGCGTTGATTTAACGGAATGATACAAATTAGGGTATCTCATTTCTTTTAGTTTGTCAAGCACAGCAAAGCCAACAGAGTTATTTTCTACCACCAACAATCCATTACCATACTCTTGTCCCACGTCGAATAAGACCCTAGAAAAAACATCAGGTGTTACCTTCCCCTGATATTCTGCAACTATCTCCATTGTTTCCAACTTAAATACATGACAGACTGAATAATCTTTACCGTCGCCTCTCGCGACGTCAGCCGATATTAAGTAAGTATTTTCTTGTTTTCTTTCTTCCCATATCCACAGATTTCTATCAAAACCAGTTCTATACTTAGGATCTTTGACCATGTTGTAATAAATCTCTAAATCTTCTGCTGCAAACACAGTTTCACCTGACATGTTAAAGTTACATTCAAGCTCTTGTGCTATTTCTCTGCGAGACATGTTTCTAGTTTCTTTTTCGAACCATTCTTGGTCGCGATCTGGGTGAACATCCCATGGCAATTTTGTTGGGAAAAAATCATTTGCTTTATTTTCTGATTCTGAATATATCTTGTGAAACCAGTTTCCAACGCCATTGGGTGTTGATAGTGCAATACAGCGACCACCCGTTGATAGTGTAGGGTAAAGACCCATCCAAAGCTCATCTAGACCTTCAACGTGCGCTGCTTCGTCTATAACCAACAAACTCAAGGCCTCTGAACGACCGGCGTCACCGGATGTTGACGATGCTTTAATTTGAGACCCGTTCGACAAAACAAAAGAAGTTCTATTGTCGATATCTACTGTCGATATTTTTAACCAATCTGGTAAATTTCTTATAATTGCTTTTACTTTTTTTACTAAATTTGCAGCAGTGTTAAATTTTGTCGCAATTACTAAGACATTCTTTTCTCTGTGAAACATCATCATCCAAGCAACGTACGCGGCGGAGATTGTAGATATACCCAGTTGTCGTGCTTTAAGAATCACATTAAATCGATGGTCCTCAAAATCTTCCAATAGTTGCTGTTGAAACGGGTAAAGGTGAAAAGGTATCAATCCTTTCATTGGGTGTGTGATTTTTGCGTATGTGTGAATAAAGTATTCAGGTTTCTTGCCGCAACGGACAATTTCCTTCATTATTTCTTGCTTGGTAAGTTTTATTGGCATATGCCCTCTTACGACTTTAGTCCGCCGAGCTTTGTGAATTTCTCAAACTCTTTGTCAATTTCTTTTTCGGAGCATTCATGAGATATGGCGCTGATCCTGTAGCACTTGTGAACCTTCACACTTGTGCGGACACGAGATAAATACTCAACGAGAACATCTACTTCGCTTGGGTCAGACAAATTTAAACCTACCTTCTTAATCTTCTTGTATTCTTTCTGAATAAAAGACTTGACCTTCTCGACCATGGTCTCCATCTCTCCCTCGAAATCACTGGAGTGGACTTCTTTAAGTGGAATTTCTGCGTGATACTTAATGTGAAGTCGATCTCCTGCGACGTGGGCTCCGAATCCGTCCATGATACGTTGGTCGAGCAAAGGGTTCCCCTCCTCCCTTCTTAAGCCAATCTTTATTGGTTCACCGGACTCGTCGAGCGCTCCGTCATAAGTGTTTGATAGTACCTGTGAGATACAGTCGATAATTTCTAAAGTTGTTGCCATTGTTTTAAAATCCTCTATAATAAATAGTTTGCTAATAATAAATAGTTAGTTGTTTGGTCTCCAGCCCGATTTCCAACGTTCCTCTCGGTCTTCAACATGTCGAATGTAACATTTAAAACAACATTCAAATTTTGTCATGTAAAGATCATCTTGACCCGAGAAAGAATATGAACTGCATATTGGGCACTTCCTATCAATAGAATGCTTAATTTTTCTTTTCTTTATTACAAAATCACCTACTTCTTCAGTTTCCTTTTGAGTTTTTGTTGTTTTGTAGAACTCCTTAAGGTCTTCCAGGTACTTCTTTTCTTTTTCCTGGTTCCAAGATCCTTTAGGGTTTTGAACCGCCTCTTCACCATATTTGTCCTTTACTGCCTTTTCAATTTTAGCAATTTTATTTAAATCTTTTTCTTTCATAGTGTTATTAAAAATATTGTCAGGCCACCCACGATGAAGCCGATGGCCGATGGTCCTACCCATCCGAATTTGTTATTATGAATAATAACCTCTTCTAGTTCCAAATTTTCCTTCTTAAGCGCTTGGATCGTAGTCTCTTTCGTTTTCACTTCATAATCCATAGTTGCCTGAAGTTGTCCTGTCTGCAGATCGAACGCGGCCTTTTGTTTTTCAAGTTCTTCAAGAGTGTTGAGTCTACACTTCTCTTCTGCCAGTTCTTTGTCTGCGACGATCGATGCCATGGCTTGACCATCAAAGCACCAACCATCCCATGGGAGTCTTTCGCCCTTTTCTAGTTGAGCATATTTTCCTGGTGTGGCTATTGCTGCAGTTGAGAAACTAAGAATCAGAAGTAAAGCCAAACAGGCTCTCGATCTTCTTATTGATTTCATTTGGGTTGTCCTTTGCTTTCTTTACTATTTCTTTTACTTTCTTTTTTTCTATTATCGAAAGTTCTTCTTTTTTCTTTTTATATTTTTCCTCTATTTTAACAAGAGTCTCTTGATATTTTAAGCGAAGTTCTTCTCTTTTTTGTACTTCGACCTTGTGTTGGTCTTTTAATGACTTGATCTGAGCTTCATAAGACTCCTTATTTGCATTCATTGCATCGATGGCGCCTTGAGAGTTCTTGCGTGAGATAAACCAAATGAAGATAGACCAGACAGCAAAAGCTGCAGCCTTCCAATTCTTCTTGAGCCAGGCCCAGATTATCTTCAGTTGTAACATTACTGCTTACCGTGCTTCCACTGGGTTGCCATGTCTACAAGTGCCTGAGTTCCAATATAAGCCAATGTTACTGCTACCCAGTCTCCACTAGTCACTGTGCCATATGCACAAAGTCCCGTTGCCACGACCCAAGCTAAAAACTTGCGTGATATAAACCTCTCTGTGTATTTGTCTGCGAATGATTTTAATGCTGTCACCATCTTGTCCTCCTATATGTTTACGTGTGCATAGCCGGATCTCTTCTCGATGTTTATCTGCATATCTACACAGTCTTTCAGACTATCAAGATGCGAGATAAGAAGAACAGTCTTGAAGTATCCCTTGACCATATCCAAAATACGAACAAAGCCTTCCATGTTTTCCTCATCGAGAGCAGTTCCCGGCTCATCAAGTATAAATAGGTCGGACTTCGGTAAACTGGACACTGTTAGAAAAGCCAATCTGATAGCCATGCTTGCAATCGTCTTCTCTGCTCCGGATCCCATCTCTAAAGGTCGTGGGTCGTGACTTGGGTGCTTGATAAAGATATCGAGTTTATCCTCGTTGTTGGAGATGAACACTTCAAAGTCTACGATATTGGTCAAAATCTTAGAGATTTCTTGATTGATATAAGGTAATCTTTCTTTAATAATCTCATAAG